ATTATTTTTAGGTCTTCCTTTTGGGACTTAGATCTGGTAATAGAAGGTCTATTATCTACATATACCACTTCACCAGAATATTTTTTAATTTCTGGTTGAGCAATACCACTAACAAAATTTTGACCCAAATAATATGTCCTATTATTTATTACTGTTGAAACACCTTGGAATCCAGTGTCAATTCCAACAGATACACTACCACCATTAATGGTATAACTTCCACCTGTAGCAGTGCCAGGTGCCTCTATGAGGTGTGAAAATCTGTTCATCCTAAAACCATATATTGGATTAGGTTCAGCAAGTCCAGCAGATGTAAATCCAGCAGTTGTCCTATCTTGCCAATATTTTAGAACACCAGTAACTTGATCATATGATATTACTCTTCCTACAGCAGTAGACCCAATACCAACTGTTTGAGTAATAAAATCATCAGGATTGAAAACTGCTGAACTATAACCAGCACCTGTCAATCTCAATGCATATACAGCACTTGCTTTATCTGAAATTAATAATTGATCAGATCCCTCTGCTTGAGGATTCTTTAGAATACCAACTCTTGAGAACTGTTGTCCTGTAACAAAGTCTGGGTTTTCTGAATCATTTTCAAAACGAGCATATGCTAAAGCATTTAATGCACCTAGTTCTAGATATATATCTTTCCCATGTCCACCTGGTGGAGGAATGATTACATTAAATGTAGGTGTAGTGCTCCCTAAAGGAACTCCACCTGCTGCTAAGTCAACACTACCAAAAGTATATCCAGATCCACCATCTGAAACTGTTACTGTTTCTACCTTTGAATCATT